TTCTGTTACATTTATTTTGTTGGGGTGTTACTATTCGCAAATTCGATTCACGATTGTCAAGTGTATTATGGTCAATGTGGTCAGCCTGTCTTTTATCACCATATTTTAATCCGAGAATTTCTCTTGACATAGAAATCAGATGTCGTTTGCCTTTTTCTCTTTTGCTACTTCTCACAGCATAAAAACTTTTATTACCCCAAGTTGCACACCATTTCCATTGGTTCAACCATTCGTAATTCTTGTCATCAACAATTGCAAATTGGCCTTGTGTAAGCAAAATTCGTTTCATTTTATTTATCACTACCCCACTTAAACCATCCTTCGATACACAGAATAAAGAAAATGAAATCTTTTAACAGCAAACTCAATACATCTGTACTCATATGAACAATGGCACATAGAATATTTGACACCAACCAAATAAGAAAACACACTCTAAGCTTCCGATTGTTAAGGATAACTCCCAACACAGCAAGTATCAAAGCAATCGTGCCAATTATTTCAATCATCCTTATTCACCTCTAATTTACCTAAAACTGTGACATAGGTAAACTTGCCGCCCTTGACTTTCAAACGATTCGCAGATACTTCACACTCATTGTAATGCTGAACAAGCTCTACCAATAACTTCGGTGGTATAGTGAATCGCAAAGAGGCACCATCATATTTTGATTTCTTAACTTCAGTGAACCAGCCATAAGAACCTTTGCCTGTAATTTTGAATTTTCCTTTCTTGATGTTTACAATCACATTGTTGCTCTCGGTATTTTCAGATGAGAATATCTCAGCTTTTTCAACTGCATCTTTCAATCCCTTTGGCAGCGACAATGGGTCACCCTTCATCTTCAACACTTCTGATATGTCATCAGTAGGATAATCTTCAATGAAATGTTGACAGCTAAGAATCAAACCATCAGAGTTCTTGAAGTGAACCCAGCGTTTCGTTTCACTAAATTTTATCATATCTAATGACACGATATGCTTCAGTGATTCCTTCCTTATCAATATAGGATTCTCAACATCAGTCTTTATCTTGTATCGTGTCACTTGATGATTGTCACAAGCTTCAATAAATTTTGAAGCAATATGCACACAAGTCATTGCAAACTCAGATTGATTAGTTCCCGCACAAGGCTGCACAATTGCAATTGCGTCTGCAAAATCATCAGGAAGTTTCTTCCACTTCTTTGGTTTGTCAACAGCATCAATAGGCAGTGTAATGTCTTGCTCCATGTTTATTCCTGCCTTTCGTTGCTTGCCTTTTATAAGCAATATATTATCGACAAGAGAAATCTCTAATTCATCCTCTTGCAACTTCCTGATTATAGAAATGAATGGCATCGCGGGAACAGCTCCCTCAATATCTAACAGTGACTTTTGTGAACAGGCAATCTCACCATTGTATGTATTGATTGCTTTGTCTTTGAAAATAAAACAAGATGATTGCTCGATAATTTCTTTTGCCGATAAACCTGGCAAAACTGATTCCAATTGTTTCAAAAACTCTTCGCGGTTAATTCTCATTTTTAATTCCTTAAAATAAATTTGGTCGATTATCTTTTGTAAATTGCTGTTTATTTTCCGTATATTCTAAATAAGGAACAGTAGCATAGGCCCAAACATGACAAGACCAAACACAGATTCTTGCTAATTCTGGATTATTCCTTACTTTCACATCTTTCATTACAAAAACTAATTGTTTTACATCACGTAAAATATTTATTCTTTCCAAAACATTTTCTACATCGTCTTCCACCCCTACATAAATGTACCATCTCGTTTGCCAATCTTTCAACCCATTCCTTCGCATTATTTTCAATGCTCTTTTTACTGATTTTCTATATGAAATATGGTCAAAAGCAAATCTGATTTTTCCGGCACCACAATAGGACAAAGAAAATAACTCTCGACAAATCTTATCAGTCAAAAGACGATGGTCAAGTCCTTGGTTAAAATCGACTCTTAATTTTTCCTTTTTAAGTTGCCCGGCAATCTTGAAGAAATGCTCTGGAGCTGCAAGAATATTATTATCGAGAAGTAAAATATCTCTCGTCTGACCATCCCATAAATCATAGATGTCACTAACTACATGAATTTTACCTTCCTTCTTTGGTACAATGCAAAAGTAACAATTTCTTATACAACCTCTCGTTGCAAACCCAAGATTGATTTTTGGTTTGATTTTTTCTATATTTACTGGCAAGTGTTTTTTCAAAATATAACCACTACCCCCAATCTCTGCAATGCCCTTCCACTTTCTACAACGATGCTTATTATAATCAAACACACAAGAGACATAGATTTTATCATAAGCATCTATAAAAGGCAAAAGTGATTCGTCTTGTATCTGATAAACCTTGTCACCTTGTTGCTCATAGTAAACGCGAAGTTTTTCCAATGCAAGATTTGGAATTGTACTATCAACATTTACCAATAATATTTTCATTGTATAATCCCCAAACAAAACGAAAGACCAAATATTAAATTCTGGTCTTTCGTAAAGTAATAATGAAAGGAAGAAAACGGTTACTTTTTGGCGTAATATAGACCTTTGTCATTCTTTCTGATAACGTCAATACCTTTGACACTTTTCAAATAACCGGGAACCTTGGGAATACTTCTCCCCATACTTCCGGAATCTTTATCAGGGAATCTTTTCTTCAACAAAGATAAAATTTTCTTCTCCGAAACTGGCCCATGTTCTTTGATAAATTCCAACACCGACATTATAATACCCGGCTTTTTCTTCTTATCCGATGCAGCGACTGCTTTTTTATCCTGCTTTTTTGCCTTTGATTTATCAGCATTCTTCTTAGCTGCTACCTTTTCATTCTTCGCTGTTTTCGATTTCTTTTCCTTATTTCTTGCAGCAACTCTTTTCTGTGCACTCGTGACATCTTTTGCCCTTCGCTTGTCAGCGGCAATGTCATCAACATCAATCACAATGACTTTGTGGCCTTTATTCTGTGCTCTCAGAATCTCATTGACTTTCTTGAGGTTCTTTTTGTCAAGCTCAGCTCCTTCAATGACTGTGTCCAGCTTTTCGAGTTTCTTTGTCAACTTTGCAGCATTCCAATTGTGAGCAGTTTTGAAGCCTAAGGCTTCATAAATCATCCTTGCTCTGGTTAGTGAAACTTTTCCTGAGAATTTCTTTGCCATCTTTTTGTTCCTCTCTAAAATTAAAATTTTTGTTTACTTTTTCACTTAATTATTTTTACTTCCTCACCGAATTGATTGCAAACCTCGGTCATTGTAACTTCACGAATTTGGCATTTTTGTAGAAAACACCCATGAATAAATACCACCTTACCTCTGCTAAGAGTTTGATTACCTTCACCAGCAAGAGCTTGAATTACAGTATCGTTACGGTAATTACGGGTTTGATAGTTATCCACCAAAGGAAACACACATTCGGTTTCAACTACTATATATTGTTTTCCCCATTCAATACCATAATTAAGACTTTCGTGAGCTAATTTCCCATGTATGACACTTACTGCATAACTCCCATCTTTGATTGTTACAATATCACCCTTTTTCATTTTATTTTCCTCTCAATCTACGATATTCTTTTTTGATTTCTTCTTTATCATTTACCCATCGGCTGCTTGTAGCAACTGTGAGAATCTCATTCAAACTTTTACCATCTGAAACCAAATCCTCAACAAAATCTTGCACTGTTCTATTTTTCATGCTCCCCCAATTTTGCTTTCGCTGCTAAATGATACTGACCTTGGAAATGATTAGCTCCTTTGATATGCTTCCCACAGATGTGACATTTGTTTTCAATTCTTATCATTTTATTTCCACAACACCATTTCACGTAAGGCTTTGAACCCGGCTCACGATGACGAATTACCACTTGCTCACATACAGTACAAAAATAAATCTTCTTTACTGGCAACCGCTTCTCAGCTAATCCCATTAATTGTGTCTCATAACTGTCGAATGTTTTTATTTTTGAATTCATATCACTCCCAATAAATAAGCTGTTTTAACTTACACCATATTATCGCAAGGAATCGGGCAAGGTCGGGCATAATTCTTCCCATTTTGTAAAAAAATTTCAGAAACAACTACGGATAGCAGGATTGCTGAGAGCCAAACAGCCAGCCACATGGACACATTGACTTGGATGAAACTCATCATCATTAAGTGACACCCAATTCAAACGCGTAATTCCCTTTTTCTTTTCACTCTCCGTTTGATTAATTCCAATCATTCCTCTCACACTATCAATCTTTCGCCTATCATCTGAGAAATTGCCCATCTTCATTGTGCCCCTATCATAAGACGCAGCGTCAGATTGAGTAGCTGTTATCAACAGACAGTGACGGCGTTGACTCAATGCCCGCAGACGTTTCCACGTTTCATTTATACAGTCTCGACCTTCGAACTTCAGGTATTGCATTTTCAAAATATCAGCGTAATCAATCACGACTATGTCTGGTATCCAATCACTTCTTTCCCAATCTTGTAGAATACTCTCGATTCCATCGACACTGAGAGTTGAATTGAAATGACATGACAACTTGAGGTATGTTTCATTGCTCTTGACTTTTTTCAGCATTACCTTGTCACAAGCTTTCTTTGCTTTTCTCCAACTCAATTTTTTAGTAAAGTCTCTTTCATCTTGTTCCAATTTTATTCTGTCTTTTTTATCTCTCCAGATTTTTATTGGATAATCTATCTCTTTCGGATAACGTGGTTGTTTAGATGCTCTTATCATCAAACGCCTCATTGTCTGATTTTGACCCATATCACCAACTTCAAACATTGCAACTCGTTTTCGTTGTGACATTCCTTGATAAGCCATTTCTTGCAACCAGAATGATTTTCCCACGCCTTTCTTGCCCATAAATCCAATAAATGACCCACGTTCAAGAGAATCCCCAAAAAATTCACCGAGAGCACCCGGAAATTCAATCATTGTTTCGTTCTTCTCGACATCAAGGGCTGAGCGAATTGCATCTTCATCTTGCAACACGTCAATGCCTTCACCAACTCCCATCTCGATTTTACTATAACTGACTAACCTATCGTGAGCTTTGTCCGGATGAGCAGCAGTTAAATCAGATTCAACCTCCTCAATTAGATTCTCCATCTTGACTTGATTAAAATGGCGGGCAGCAATATCAATTATGTAATCACTGTTACTCTCAGATTTCAAATCTTCATATTCGTCACTCAATGATGCGAGAAATTTGTCCACAAGATTTACATTCGTTTTGTCTTTTGTTTTTTCAGACCAAGTTTCAAATAGACTTTCGATATGCTTCATCGGAGCTTTGTCATACCGCTTGTAATAATTTAAGCACCACTGAGCGACTATATTAGCCCATTTGGAACGAAAAGCTCTGGGCTGCCATTTTGTATTGATTCGACCCAATACAACAGCGTCAACAATCATCCCGATGAGGACTCGTCTTTCTGCATCACTATTCTTTTTATCAATTCTCACAATATAAACCTTTATTTTATTGAGCCTTAGTTTTCCTCTCCATAATCAATTGAGACTGATTTATGCTTTTTTCCATTTTTGTCAATCCATGATTCTTCTTCCATCTCAAAATCATCTTTTTCATTTAATTGAGGATTTGTTTTGTTATTTATATTATTATCTATTGCAACAGCAGTATCTAAGACTGCTGTTGCTTTACTAATATGTAGATAATTTAATATATAGGCTGATATACTTTTTGATATATAGATATTTCGCTTATTAGCTCCCAGAAGTTTACACTTTATAAAACCACTTTTCTCAAGTGAATTCACCCATTTTGAAATTGTCATCCTATCCACTTGGAAAATCTCAGCCAAGTAAATGTTGCTTGCCCAGCAGTGGCCTTTACTATTGCATAAGTTGATTATCACACCCATTAGCAATTTTGCATTTGCCCTCAAGTTTTTGCAGTGTAAAACTTTGTTGGGTATAATAATGAAATCCAGTTTTTTATTTTCCAATCTGAAGCTCCTTTTCAAATATCAAGAGAATTTCTGCACAAGCATATTATCGCTCAAAATAAGTGTAGCTCATAAAAAATTCCATCAAATACTTAAACCAACTCTATAACAACGATTTTAAGACGCACAGCAAGCCCGTCAGTCGATTTTCGTATAAATTAGTATAATTATACTAAATCTCAAGTATCACCCGTTGGGCACGCTCCTGAGCCCTTATTCCAACACCTCTCGTCTCAAGCGTTCTATGTTCTCTCTACTTTCATCTGCTGCATCTTTCTTATCGAGCACTACGTTATAAGTATCACCGGGAAAGACTGACAGGTCGTTAACCAATCGTCTTGCTCGTTTCTGTGCCTCTGGTTCATTATCAAAACAAATTGCTCTGACCGGATATTTCGCCATGCGTAAAAGCTGTTCTTGTGAGTAACCGGAGCCAAATGTAGAGACTGCTCCCGGGCCAATTCTCCAAGCATTTATTGGTCCCTCATTTACAATGATTGCATGCCGGGCAAAATCTTCACCATAAAGCAATTCTTTGTGAGGAATTGCTTCTTCATCGAGACCTGCACTTACATATCTTGCAACTTTTGGATTACTTGAAATCGAGCGGGTTGTCCAGCTAACAATTTCTCCATGATAATAAATCGGAATCCATATACGCCAAGATAATTTGCTTGTGATTGTGATTCCCCATATTTTCCAGATGCGTTCTATTTCTCTCCATTTGAATTCTCTATTATGCAAGTATTTTTTATGAGCTGAATGAAGCCTTTGTGTTCCTATTGGAATGATAAGCTTGCCAAGTGGTTTCTTCTTTTCAAAATGTTGACTCTCTAAATTATCGAGCAGCTTTTCGACTTCTCTATAAGAAAGTTTTGTAAGCTCAATCACAGTATTGATGAGACGGTGACTGCCACAACGCCAGCAATTCACAAAATTTCCCTCGATTGAATATCCCATATACCAACCTTCACTATCACGTGAGCAAAAGGGGCAATCAAAATTTATCCAACCTTCACGGACATGATAGTGTCCCGTGGGTCCCATTGGAATATTATATTCAGATAATATCTCTTTGAAATTCATTATAATGCTTTGAATAATTTAACGGCCACTTGGATTCTTGAAACTTTGTCCCCCATTTGAGTCACGTGCACATCTTCAAATCGAACCTCAATATCATTTTTGGCAGCTAAGATAAGTTGTTTATTCAATTCAAAGGTAATATTTTTTACGGTTCCGACTATTGCCTTTTCTTTTTCACTTTGCATCATTTTTTCCTTTCATTAAAAGTTTTCTTTGTAGTTGGTCAAATATACTCAGTCGATTTTTTGTTTTTCTCCCGTCAAGTGTCTCTGAGAGCACATCTTGTTTGTCTTGCAATACCTCACACAAGTAATGCTCAATCGTATCTCTTGCAACAAGATGGTAAATACACATAGGCTCATCTGAATCTGGGTCAAATATTCTATCTTCCCATTGTGCCACATCACCGGGAGTCCAATCAAGCTCAATTCCAACTGCCGCTCTTGCTTTTGATAATTCTATAACTGTTCCCGCTGCTCTTGTCTGTCCAATAAATATTCTATACTTTTCATCTGTTTGAAAAGTCCTTACAGCTAAATGACGTTTCTTACCTCTGACAGTACCATCAACTACAACAGATATTCCTTTGTATCTTTCTTTAAGTTGCTTGATAATGTCTTTGTGTATAGCAAAAATTGCAAGCTTACCTTCTTTTTTATCTAACCATCTATCAATCCACCTTAAAGTGTTTTGCATTTTTAGCGTCACTGCAAGCCGTTTCAAATATCCCATCTGCACAAGACGTTCTGCTTTCTTTGCTTTGTTTGCTCTTGTGATTGAGCGTTTGGTGAGCCACGTTATAAAATTGTTTTCAGCTTCATCATATTCATCTCTGTTTGATATGTCAATAGGCACAACACGCCTATCTTTAGGAAGCCCACCGCGAAGCTTCCTGACCATACACCACGCTTCCATATTAGCATGAAGTTCGTCTAAGTGACTTTCTCCTTTGTACTCCCATCCCCAAGGTTTTCGTTTGGGTTCACAATACCTCCAACGATATATCATAATGGAGGGATACTTATCTGGTCTAAGCAAATTCAAAACATTGAAAAGTTCCTCTGGTCTGCTCTTGAGTGGAGTCCCTCCTAATGCGAGAATATAAGGCAAACCCTTTGCTAATTTTTTAGTTGCTCTATAAAAATGCCGAGGCTTTTTTCGAGTTCCTCTTTCTTTGATATAATGACATTCATCAAGAATGAGAGTTTTCATACCAGTTGCTTGAAGAAATTCAACCCAGTATTGGAGAATATCCCAGTTGAGGATATATATTTTGCTCTTGTCTGTGTGAATAAATTGTCTTTTAGGTGGTGACTCTCCATTCAAAACAACACTTCTTATTCCAAAGTATCGTCTTGCTTTTTCTTCCCAGTGCAGCTTTCCTATTTCGGGACAGACTACAACAGCAGGGAAAGCTTTTAGGTTCCGCTTGAGCCATTTTAGAGCTATAAAAGTCTTGCCCATCCGCATTTCGTATGCAAGCAAAGCTCTGCCGTTAAAATGCTCTATTTTTCTAACAGCTTTATCTTGATAGTCTCTTTGTTCTGGTTCAATCATTTTTGAATCTCAATCATATTTTGAAAAACTCTTGTCCAAATTTCTCTATCATAATTTACTTCTATATTACAAATATGGCATAAAGAAATCAGATTTTTTGGATTACAATTCTTTTTATCATAATTGATATGATGAGCACAAAGTTTTTTACCATTCTGCTTTTCAGTTTTGCCACAAAGCTGGCAGGTATGATTATCACGTTCACGGATATTTTCCCTTACTTTCTTAAATTCACGCGGATAAATCTCAAAAGAAATTCCACCTTTCCAATTTGGATGATTCTCAGGATTTTCAAATAATTTCTTTATAGTCTTACTAAGATTTTTACGATGTTCTGTTGAAAATATTTTTATTTTCCCTGCCTCACTCATTTTCTTTCGAGTCTCTTCCGGTAGTTTTCTTCCTATCAAAGTTTTGCTTATTTTCTTTCTTGTTTTTGAATTTCTCACATTATGACTATTAAGAAATTCATTCCATTTACGAAATGGCCTCCAACTTCGTTTCACATGTTTACCACAACCACATTTGCACAATGGAGCTTTATTATTTTTCATCAGACTAATCTTATCCAAACTAATAACTGGTAATACCTTTAATCTCCTCGAAAGCTTTTCGAATTCTCTTCATAGTCCAACCAAGCTGTCGGAGGCGGCTCCTCAAACGATTTCTCATTTTTCCCCCTGTGTGGTCGAGCCGAAAATTCTTGTTATTGAATATAGTTTCAACGACTTCCTTTGGAGTGTTAAGGAATAAACACAACACAATACAAGCATCTTGTTCCATCTCATCGAGTAGTTCCATTACAGAGAAATTCTTATTTGATTTTAATTCAAATTGAAAGTCATCATCATGCCCATCACCAATCGAGCTATGAGTTGGCACATATCCTCTCCTCATATAGTCAAGCAGTCTTTTATTGATTCTGAATACAAGCCAAGTCGTTAGCTGAGACCTGCTCGAATCGTAATCATCAACTGCATGTATAAAAATTAAATTGGCTTGTGCTTTCAAATCATCTAAGTCACCACCATAGGTTTTCCAGAATCTGTAAGCTGTCTCAGATACAAGTCCTCTCATATCTTCATATGTTTCTGTGAGTATTTCTTTGTGAAGTTTTGAATTCATTCTGCTCCCCCTTTTTCTTTTTCACAAATTTTCAAAAATTCATCAAAAGTCTGGACTTTACCACACGCCCAACATTTTCTTAATCCCACTAACCAATCACTCCACCAATGACCTAAAAAGAAACAAATAACTCTAAATATCAAGTTCATTTCCCCATCCTCTCAAATTTTGTTTAATATATCGAACAACTTTTGTAAATTAGACGACTTCATCTGGCTTTTGCCTTTCAAGAAATAATAAACTGTGCCATAATTTAGGTCGGCGTCACGTGCTAATTTAGCAATGCTAACTTTCTTTTGCTTCATCAACTTTTTAAGTTTTGCTCTAAAATCCATATCCATTTCCTTTCTTTATCTCGATAGTCTTTCCGCGATTGCCCGTGGATTACCACCAACGATTTCAATTATTTTTTTGATTTCGGTCTCTGTGTATTCTCCACCGATGCCACTTATTTCGTAAAGTCCATTTTCTGATGATTCAAAATTAAGATGGTACTCACTATCTTTCCGGTAGCTCAATTCAGTCTCATCTGAAGTTATTTTTACATCAAGTTTTTTGCAAAGTTCTTTTTTAGTCTCTCTTGTTTGTTGCTCTTGTTTTTTTTGTTTTTCTTTCTCTGCAATCTCATTATCAATGACTTCTTGTGCATCATGTATTGCATCTTCAATTCTATCAATTGCAGTCGAATAATATCTTGTATGCTTATAGATGATTGCGTTTTCTACACGCCATCTTTGAATTCGGAAATTAAGATGATATGGTTTTCTGGTTCCAATTGCAAATCTATCTGGACGTCTTTCAACAGAATATGTTGAATCTCTTTCTTCCCAAATGCAATCTATTGTTATCTGCCGTTTTCTGTACTCTATATCGAGAGCAGCTCTTCTTGGTATCCAAGAATGGTTGGCACTTTCATAAGCATCTTTACTAATATTTAGAATGTAAGAACCAGAAAACCATATCATCTGCTTTAACATCTCACCGAGCTTGACAAGTGGAATATACTTCCATGCTTCTTTAG